GTCGCTCTTGCACATCCTGTGCTTCGCGACACTCGGACATCGTGTGTCCATCGTCGCGAGCGCAGGGAGAAGGTGAGACCGCGTAGCAGTCGAGAGACTGGCCTGGGCCATGCGCGTGAGCGATGCGCCGCAGGGACGCAGGTACGGTCGCTCTCGCACATCCAGTGCTTCGCGACTGTAATGCGACACCCAAATTGCGAGTTTGCGACACCCAAATTGCGATAGCCGGAATTACCTGTTTTTCGGCCCCATAATGACCATTTAATGGGCGTTAAACAGTGCCTCCGTCAGGTTTCTGGCGAATATACCCATGTGAATAATAGTGTCATTCACAGCGCCACTCCAGCAGACCAGCCTCCGGACTTGAAGACAATTAGAACTTCCTCATCTTCTACATAGGCGACCCAGCCGAGTCGGGGCGCGTAGAACACCCAGCCGGCCGCGGTGGCGTCGTAGACCGCCACATCGTCCTCGTGGCCCGCCCAGTCTCCTGTAGCGGCGGCCGCCGGGATGTAGGTGTCACCGTCAGCCTCGGCACCTGGCGGTGCAGTGAGATTGCGGTCTTTCACCGATAGCTGGGTGAGCGCCTGCCCGAGCAGTAGCAGGTTGGCATCCATCTCATTGGCGTAGTTTTCGGTTACCAGCCAGGCGCGCTTGATGCCGCTCCTGGGATCCACTATTGCTGTCATGTTCTGCTCTCCTGGTTATGCGTTCGGAATTGGCCGTTGCGGTGGCACGAAGTCCGCGGTGTAGCGCGCGACGCCCTTGGTTACCCTGAAGTCATCGATCCACCCGTGGTAATACTCGCCAGGGGTTCCTCCAGGGTTTGAAGCGCCCAGCTGGAAGGGTGCCGTGCTGTTATAAAGCGCCGTCGTTCCTATGGTGTACGGAGTACCGAATAGCCCGTTAATGGACACAGCGATTTCCGTGCCGTTGCGAACGCAGGAAAAATGCTGCCACTGAGAAGCAAGCAGGCCGCCTGGACCTTGCGCAGCGAAAGCAGTAACCCCTCCCGGGGTTGATTGGAAAATGATATTTCCATCGGAGGTGGCGATTATCGAAAGCGCGTGATTGCTCGTGTAAGCGGTGCGCTGGCAGGCGATAAATTGCTGTGATGGCGTCAGGTCGTATGGCCGTATCCAGCCCTCGATCGTGAAATCCCCGGATCCAAACGCAAAGTCCGCGCTGTCTGGCGTCCTGATGTAGTCACCGCTCCCGTCGAAGAGTCCGGCTGCCCCGCCCCATACGCTGTAATCGGTATCGATCTGAGCGTTGCCCGTAACCGTCCATGTCTTGCCTGTGTCATCGGTGAAGGTTGTCGAGGCGTCCGCGCCGTCGAATCGAAGTGCCACCTTAACGCTTGACCAGTCGGGGTCCTGGTACACGGTTATGCTCTGCGGCAGATCGAAGGTGTCGGCGTTGTCGTCTGTGACTGTCACCGTGAAGGTGTATGTCGCCTCGGTTGTTAATGCCGGTCCATGCAGCTGGCCGTCCGTTTCGAGAGTCCATGTTCCCGGTATGGATCCCGATGAAACCGCGAAACTGTACGGCGCCACTCCTCGGTTGAAGGATAACGTCTGGTCATATGCCGTTCCTACCGACCAGTCTGGAAAACCGCCAACGTAGTCAAACTCTGCCCATAATGGCTGCCATGCCTCTATCCCGTCGCGCACGGCCACCACCTCAAGCCTTCCCGTGCCTGCTCCGCTCCATCCAAAGTCGTATGTCTCTGCCGAAATCCCGGTTATCTCGTCGACGAGCGCGGCGTCGACGTAGCCACGCAGCGTGTAGGTGACGCCAGCCTCCGGTCCGATGCTGGCCTCGTCGTTGCTGATCAGGTCAGTTCCTTGCGCGATTCTGTCTCTGCCTGCCCAGGTGATCGTGATGGTGTGGTCTGCCTCTGCCGGGTATTCGGTTCCGTTTATTGTTAGCGCACCTGGCGGGTATGGCCTGATTGCTCTGCCGTCCATGACGATGGTGTCGGCTGTTGCGTCTGCCTGGTCCAGCTGCCCGATCCCGGTAACCGTGAGGAGCTTCACATCGACGCTATCCGCCGCGGTGCGCTGGATCTCGTCCGATCCCATGATGCCCCAAAAATAAATTTTGGTGTTGTCGGCATGCGGCGCCGGTACCGTGTCGAGCACTCCTCGCCCGAAAATGGCGATGGTGTCGCTAATGGAGTCGACGCGCAGAATCTCGTCGTCGATCTGGGCAAGGGAGCCGACTTCCACCTCGTCGATGTCGACTCCAGTATCGATCGCCACCGTGCTCGGCCCTACCTCCTGGATGAGCGCTGCTGCCAGCTGCGCCGTCGGGCAAAAATACGCGGCACTATCGTATTCTGTATATCCGCCGCCAGGGTCCGTGGCCAGCGTGATGTCGATGGCGTCGCCGGTCGGGCTGTCTCCGGTTGCGATGATAAAGCCGGCGCCGGCATCGATGGCGAGCAGGTTGTCTGCTTCTGCCGCACCACGGTCTTTCAGCATCCAATAATACGGTGCCTCCTGGACGAGCCTGTCCGTCACCGCCGCCGGGTCGCTGACCGGCGATATCCAGTCGGATGTGGCTGGCACGCTGAATGTATAAACAGGTGTTGAGAAAACATCCTCTGTTGCCCGGATGCGTACTCTTCCGTCTTTCGCATCACCATAGCCGATTTCGACCACCCGCATAATCATGCCGGCGTCGAGGCCATAATCTGGCCATATAAGTTTGAATGGGTCCCCTTCGCGCAGATCGCCGATTGCCCTGGTGCTGTAAATGGTGCAGGAAGCAAACGGCTTGGAGAGGGCTTGAAGGTCGCGCCTGGCGACGGTGGTACCCATAGCCTGGTTGGTTATCCCAGGGTAATTATTCGTCTGGCCTATCACCTGCCCCTGCATCTGCACGAGCGCATCGTCGGTTACCGTAACCGCCTGGTCCTGGCTCTGAGCGCTCTCCCAATATTTCACCGTCACCTGGTTGATGAGCTCGCCGAAGTTGGGCCGCGTGAAGTCCTCTATTCGCTCTACATTCGAGGTCGTCAGTTCCGGCAGGCTGCCCTCGTCGTAATCGTCCCTGATGAGCTTGAGGGTCCACAGCCCGGTGGCGATATCAACGTAAAGCGCCGCGTCAATGGTGCGCACAACGTCAAAAATAAAATCCTCGATGGCCTCCGGTTGATCCCGGAGGAGACTCATCCCGAATCCCTCGTTGTAAAGCGTATCCGCAGCCGCCATAAACGACGTGTCGTTGATGTCGGCTTGCGCGTACCCCATCCCCCAATCCTGGTTTGTTATGCACTCCCTGATCAGGTGCGCCGGGTTGATGTCGTACTCGTCAAAGGTGCCGCTGAACGCCATCGAAATGTACGCCCAGGTGGCCACGTGAACGACGTCGATCTCGTCAAAGGCCTTTATGATTACCTCGATTTCTCCGGTTGCCGTGAGCGCCTCCGAAATAGGCCAATCTGTGTAATTCGGCGCGCCAGTGTGGAACACTGAATTTGCTGTGTTTTCGTATGCCACCTGGGTCCCGTTAACCCATACAATGCCGCCGTTCTCAAACGAAATAGTCAGCGTGTATGACTTGCCGGCCATGACCGTGAATGTTTTTTTCGCCCACAGCACGGTGGCCTCTGGCCATTCAGTCCCGGCGTCAGGTATTCCGCTGCCGAAGGGCATCACTCCTCCGGACGTCCATCCGCTTGTCGGTGGCGTGAGGTTCGTTGTTCCCGGGCTCGCCTCCTCGGCTCCAATCTGGTATTCCCAGCCACTCGTGTTGATTCCAAATCCCGTGGAAACGCCATAGGACGCACCAAGCCCGATCGCCGCCTTGGCGTCATACCATTGTGCGTCGCCATCCTGGATGGTGTGGATTCGCTGCATCCGGTATTCCCACGGCCTTACATAGGGCGTGGTTCCGATGTACATCTGGTTGAGCACCGCCGCCGTGATCCCCCTGAACGCCGGAATGTAATCACCGAGCTGGGCGAGCAGGTAGGCATTCTGCGTCTGCGCCGGTCCACCCATCTCGAAGTCGAGACTGCCCTTCACGCCGCCTTCTTTTTTCTTGCCGCCGAAGAGGTGCTGTTTGTCGATCGCGATGGTTCCGCCGGCGCTCTCGCCCAGCCAGGCGACTTTCTCGTCGACGCGAATCCGGCGCAGGTAATCCACCGGGCCGTGGCACAGCGCGTGGTGCATGCCGAGCTTGTATTTCGTGCCGACGTCAACGCCATTGGTGTCGATCGTTATTGTTTTTAAATCTCCATACCACAAGGTGTTCGGGCTCTCGATGTCCCTGGTGCCAAATAGCACCGGAATCTCTCTTCCTACCTCTGCCGTTGGCGACTGGATATTGCCTGGTTTAATGCTCTGCGTTTTTACGGATGGGCGCAGAAGGTAGCTGGCAGCCAGGGCGATCACTGCAACCGCGATATACCAATACATTCAGATCCCCTAGGTGATGCTCTTTCCGCCCATCGGATTCCTCACTGGGATCCAGGGGCAGCCGCCGAAGTTCAGGATATTGTCGAACTTGTCCTTGCAGGTTTCCTTGGTGCGGTCACATCCCGGGTGCAGAGTCACGCTGTATCCGCCATAGGCGATCCCGTAGCTCAGCCCGTAGCCGGCCGCCGCGATCGCCGCGTCCATGTCGAGGAATGCGCGCGTAATGGTGATGGTTTCGCCGACATGGCTGGTGATCCAGCGGGTGACGCCGTTCGGGTCGCGCACGATGCCATTGGTGAAGTAGCCATCGGCATGGGTCGCCGCCTCGGGTATCACCAGCGTCGTGCCGCCGTTAGTGTCTATCAGCCCTCTTGTCAGCCAGTCATTAATGTCCAAGCGACAGCCACGATGATACAAGGCATGGTCGCACTTGAATTCGTATTTTCGGCGCAGTCCGGGACGGCGCAGCGAACTAAAGGCCGATTCACAGTCGAGTTCTATGGCGCTCCCGGTGGCGCTGGATCCTGCGATCCGCCCTTTCCAGTAGACCGCTGTAGTCGCGCCGATCTGGCGGTAAATCGTCACGCTCGCCGGCCAATCCGGCACCGTGTTCAGATAAAGCGCAGCGATCGCGTTCGTTCTTGGCAGCGTGATCTTGATGTTCGCCCGGTTGATCTCCCTGGTCTGTTCCATCTTGTCGCGCTGGATGCTCTCTGGCTCGTAGGTGTCGCCGTTGTAGGTGACCGCCACGTCGCCGCTTGTCCAGGTCCAGACATCCGCATCGATTGCGAACCGGTAGAGTTCGACGGGTGTCGTCATTCGCGCACGCTCCGCAGGTTCAGGCTGCACTCGGCGACGCCGGCCGTGTGCCAGGCGATCTCGACCGCGTCCGCCTCCAGGCGCGAAAGCGTCAACCAGCTGATGGGGGCGAGTTCGCCAAGCGCGGCCGCGACGCCGAGCGATGAATCCAGCGTGAGATTCTCCTCGCCCGGATCCCCGGCGGCCACGGCGTTAATGCGCCGGTAATACCAGGCGCCGGTCGGTAGGTGTTTCAGAGCGAGATCGCGCCGTCCGGTATCCAGCCGATAACGGTCTTCATAGGAGAGCGCCTTCACCTTCAGGGTGACCGATCCGCTGGTGATGGCCTGCGCCTGCTCCAGATCGCAGGTCCGGGAGGGCACCCACACCGGCGCATAGCGCCCCTGGCGTTCCGCAAGCCAGCCGCGCCAGGCGACGATGTCGGCACGCGATCGCAGCAGCACCCGGTGACCGCGGCGAGTTTGCGGAAGCCCTGAAAGATCGTCGACCGTAACAAGCCCGAGGTCATAATCGAAGCGCTCGATCTTGCGGTCATATTCTATGGCCTTCGGCTCTACCCAGTTATGGGCACGGTCGAACACTTCCACGCTGCGGTATGACATCGCCCCGGCGGCGGCAGTGATGGTGGCCGGCTCGATCTCGAAGCGCAGCGTCGTGTTGGCCACCGCCGCTGTGTGATAGTCCGCTTTTGCAGCGCCGCCGAGGCGCGCCAGGCGCGCCGGATAAATCCGCGTACCGGCCGGCCAGTCGGCAGCGAGCGGCGAGGAGAGAGTCAGGTCGACGGCGCTCAGGCTGTCCACGGTGACGACTTCATAACTCGACCAGCTGCGCCAGAGCACCGCATAACCCGGCGCGCTAAAGTCATAATCCGTCGTCGTGACAGGGATCGTGCTCGCACCGGCGGAGAGCGCGGCCGCAAGATTTTGCGGATCTGTCCAGATAGGCAACACAAATTGATCCGCCTGCCAGCGCCACACGAGCGCATCGAGCAAACCGACCGCATCACGGGGCGCGAGCAGGCGGTATTCCAGGGTGCGTCGCGGCAGGGTGCGCAGCGGCGTGCGCTCCTCGGTGGCGTCATGGCCCTCGATGACGTCGGTGAGCCACTCCAGCCGCTCGGTGACCGGTTCCATCCAGTTGGGAGCGAAAGGGAAAGCCTCCATAGGATTATCCGAGGATCTGCTTGATGGTCATGCTGTTGCGCCGCAGGGTCTGCACCAGCACCTTCTCGCCGTCGCTGGATGCCAGGTAGTCGCCGATGTTGGAGCGGTCATCGAGCAGGACCATGCGCACCGATTGCGGAGCCCCGCCCGACGCCGCGGCCTGCTGCACCGGCGCCTGCGGCACCGCAATCGGCGCGGGCACGACACCGCCCGCGGCGAAGCCAAGCCGCCCGGCGTTCAGGCGAGGCGGCGAAACAACGCCGTTGAGGTGATTAAGAAATTGCACACCGACGTTACGCACTGCGGCCTTGCGCACAACAAATTCACCCGGCTCCAGCATCGACGGCACACGGTCACCGCTACCGCTACCGGGAACCTCTCCGCCTACTGAGAACTTCTTGATGCCGCCGAGCAGCCCCAGAACCGCAGCCACCATCGCCGCCATTGCAGCCAGCGCGAGCGCCGGACCAACATAGGGAATCGATGCCTGTGACGAGGCGGCACCGGCTCCTGCCTGCGCCGCATCCATCGTCACAACGGCTGTGGTTTCTGC